GCATTGTTTGTGAGTTTGATACCCATTCCCAGACTCCTTAGTTAACAGTCACAGTCCAAGTAATGCCGAGTGTGTCTGCTGCACCCTTGTTGATAACTGAGAACACTGTGCGGCAAAGCAATGTACCAGAAGACGAAGCATTAAAAATACCCGCTTCAGTCAATGCACCAGTACCAGTACCTGCTGGGAACGTCGCAACATACGCTACGTTGTTTGTAGTCACAGTTGTTGAAGTCAACGTCACACGCGAACTTGCAACAGCAGTTTCGAGAGTAGTGTCACCTGCCGCAGCAGCGGTTGTACCAGTACCAACTTCCATATGCGTCATCGCCGCTGGACTGTTGGTTGTGGTCTTAGCCATGCTAGAAGCAATAAAGTTTTTACCTACTGTTACCACTAGGTTCTTTACTTCTTCTTCTTGCTTGACATTGCCGTGCTCGTCAGTGAGAACGAGCTTCAGGTTACCTGTCATTTTGATTGCGTCGTTAAACATGATTTACTCCTTAGTTGAGTTGGTTTTCGTTTAGGCCGTATCCAGCAAACATGTAACTGTACGACTCCGTGCGTATTGTATAAACAATACCAGCATTGGGGTCAGTTGTCAGCACAAATTCACCGTTTATAAGCGGTTGATGGATTAGGTGACTGTTAATAGTTCCCGGTACTTGGAAGTACGTAAACTTGTCATCAGATGTAAAAGCCCAGTCGTACAGAGGCGACGATTGCCCAAGGGTCAGTATCAGGTTAATGGCATCAGCCATAGTCGCTGTGTCTGTAAGAGCCTTGTTCAGGGCGAACGTATTGATGGCGTCTGCCATCGTTGCTGTGTCTGTAAGAGCCTTGTTCAGGGCGAACGTATTGATGGCGTCTGCCATCGTTACAGAATCAGTCTGTACGCCCCCAAAATTAAGAGCCGCTGCATCTGTTGCAGTTACAGAGTCTGTCTGTACATCACCTACTGTAAAGGCTGCGGCATCTGCCATAGTCACAGAATCAGTTTGTACATCACCCACTGTAAAGGCTGGGGCATCAATAGCAGTAGCCGTGTCTGTAATGTTAGGACGAGTAAGCGACTTAGCCATCACATCACCCATAGTCACTGGGTCTGGGTCAGCGTCAGCATCCACTACGTCAAAGTCAAACGCATAGCCCGGTGTCTTAGCAATAAAGTCCGTCATCTCAACGGAGTCAGTCAGAACCTTATTGACTGCAAAAGTGTTGACCGCATCCGTTGCTGTTGCCGCATCACTAGGGTTTACCCCTATATTGAAGTTGTTCAGCGTATCGGAAGCAGTTACTGTCTCAGTCTTACTCAACCCCGGCTGGCGTGAAGAATCATCAGCCGTAGTCACTAAATCAGCAACATTTGGACGTGCGAAGTTTTTAGCCGCTGCGTCTGTAGCCGTTGCACTATCAACAAGAACTTTGTCTGTGTTGAATGTATTGATGGTGTCGTTAGTGGTAGCCGTGTCAGTCAGCGACTTACCAACATCTTTGGTGGTGATTACATCGGCAGAAGTAACTGAGTCAGTTACCGCCTTGCCGGGAGTCTTAGCTGGGCTATCCGTTGCTGTTGCTGTATCTGTAAGGGTTTTCCCTACGTTCTTTGCATTTACATCCGCCATGAAAATGGGGTCAGGGTCGGCATCAGGGTCTAGTGGGTCAAAGTCGATGTTGCCATAGAACATCCGATTGATTGCATCAGTCATCGTCACAGAGTCTGTGAACGAGGTATTAAATGAAATAGCTACAGCATCCGTAGCCGTAGCTACGTCAATGCTAATCCGGTCAATAAAGAACGCACGGAAGTCAGACATCTGAACAGTCTGATTCTCCAACGTGGTAGTAGGTACAACAAACGCAGACGCACGGACAACCGTGTTCGGCTGGGCTGTAGCCGTAACTCCGCCCGCAGCAGCAATACCAATAGAGACTGCCGAAACGGCAGCTACCAGTAAAGTTGTTGCAGCAGCAGAGGCACGGATGTTAGACATTAGAAGCTCTCTCTAACCGTAAAGCGTAAGGTGTCATACACAGTCTGTACTTCACCGTTAAAGTTAATCACAATCTCGCCTTCGTACATGCCGGGGTCTACATTAAGCACACCACCAGTAAAACTGAATTGTATTTGCCCAGTTGTACCACCACTCAACTTTGAAGTAGCAATAGTGGACAACAGTGTAGTTGTACCAGATTCTCTGAACTTAATTGTGACAACCGTGGTGGACAGAGATAAATCAATAGGCGAACCAGTTAAGTCGTCAGTCAACGTCACAACAATGACTGGCTTCTCATCACCTTCTACTAAACGAATGACATCAGCAGCCATATTATCCTCACGCTAAAGGGCGCATCTGCACGGTCATCGAGGCACGGGCTGCACCTAGATTCGCTCTTGCTCTGCGCTCGGTTATTTTTGAAAGATATTGCTTGGCATGATACGTAGCCAACTCACGGTCACTCCAGTTTTTGTTTGGCATGACGAGGAGATGCTGTAACGCACCGTGCATGATGACGTTCTCTAGGTCATCAAAGATTGCCTTGTCCATCCCTGTAGACGTGCGTAAGGGCTTCAAAACCGCAATCATCTTGAGGTCATAAGCTACAGAGTCATCAGGTAGGGGGGCAAGAACAAAACTATCAGGGTCTAGCTGACAAATATACTGTGGGTTAGACCGCTGGTTTACATCTAGATTAGGCCACTGGGGGTAGGTGTCATACAACTGCTCAAGCGTCAAAGGCGAGAGTGGTGCACCATTTACTGTGGCTGTAAGGAAAGCGTGGACTTCAGTCTGAGTTGGGTTGTTGTACGGATACTCATACACGCCCGGGGTCAGACGGATTGAAGGTTGCTGATAGCGCCATGCAAGCGTACGCTCGCACGTCTCAATCGCTGAATCACGAATATGTTGCTCTAAGATTGGCTGCGGACAGCCCGGTACACTTGCCGCAAGGCGTGTAGCCAACGAGAGAAATGTGCGAGTACTCATGAGGCGATTACCTGTTCTTTAGCTAGACCCGCTTCTTCCGTATCGGTCAGTGACCTTGCTTGTGCGCTCACACCAAGAGCTTGGGTAAATGCTTGCTGGAACAACTGCGCACGGTTAGAGTTTACATGCTCATTATCTACGGATTCGGCTAAGAACACAGTACCGTCAACCACAACAGGGAAGAAAGCATCGGGCAACAAAGCCACAACGTCTGTACCAAGGTAGTTGGGAGGAGTCTGTGCGTATTCCCCGATAAGGACTAGACCTGCGGGGGCTTTGGGGTAGATGAAGAACTTGTTGGGGTTGCGCACATGGCGCATCCAGTTGACGGTTGCGCCAGCAGTATCATTCATCCAGCCGGGGTACGTCTGGTCAAGGGCAGTGCGGTCAACTTCCGTTACACCTGAGCCATCCTTGACTTGGAAAATTTCTATGACACGAATCGAATCAATTGGAGGAGACTGAATAACAGTCCCAGTCGTGCAAGGAATATCTCCGATGTAGGCAAAGAGGTCGGGGCGCAATACAGACATACGCTTGAGTGCCTGATTGGCAAAGCCAAGTAACACCACATCGCTGTAGCGTTGGGGTGCACTAATGTCTTGTAAAAGGCGGCGAGCCTCGGTGACTACATCATTGAGTATCATTCGGGTAATCCCTTAGAAGCATCAGCGTTGAGTTCGTGGTTTTCAACAGGAGGCTCAACTGGGATTTCTTCCTCAGGAGTCTCTAGCTTCAAGCCTGTCTTACGACCAGTTTGTTTCTTTGGGATAAACTTCTCAGGAAAGGCTTCTTCCTCAGTCACTTCCTCAACCAGTGGGTTCTCAGCCAACAGGGCTGTGTAGTCGTAAATAAAGCCGTCTTGCTTGTTTCGTAGAAAGCGTGCCATTTAAAAACTCCTATCGGTACTTGGATGTCTTACTCGCTATTTTAGCGGGTTGTTTTACAAACTGTTGACCTTTTGCTTTACCATCGCGCTTTGCTTTGGTAGTCGCCGCATACTCTGCGGGGGTCAACGCCTTTATTGCAGCCTCAGGTAAATACCGTTCCCCGGTTTTACTTGAAGGTTTACCGCTCTTGGTGCGCCACTTCTGGTCACCCCAATCTTTAAGAGACTTTTGCGGGGCTTTCAATCTTTATACCCTCCGCCAGCAGCCTTGTACTTCTTGGCAACAAGTTGTGCTTTGCGTGCTGACCACTGGCCTGCACCTGTACCTTGTGTTGCCGCAGCTTTTACTTGCGACACAATTCGTTTACGCAACTCAGGCTTAGTATAGTTGCCAGCAGCGTTTACTTTGGATTTTGTTTTAGCTACCATTTAACTTTATCCGCCCAGTAAGCCGCAGACATTTTGCCTTTGGCGATGTTCTTTGCATGACGTGCTTCAAAACTTTTCTTACGGGCTTTCTCGCTATCAGTTGTAGGATTCGCTCCTGCACCTTTTACGCCTTGCTGCCCAAACCGAATTGTCTTTACCTCAGTACCAGACTTTGCCACAACTACATGACTTTTGGTAGGGTGATTCGGAGTTTTCTTAGGTTGGTTATAACCCGATACTCCAGCACGCTCTAGTCTTGAGTCCTTGGTAGCCATTACACAACCTGTAAGAACGTAGTAGTCTTTGCCGATGTAGGAAGTGTTACGTGAACATCGGTAGTAAATAAAATGCCGTCATCAGGAAGGTGCATAACAATAGGCTGTGTACCAGTGCCGATATTGAACTGCAATCTGATAGTGCCGGAAGCACCGCCATCACGGAAAATAACATCACCAGCAGTACCACCGCTTATGGTGTGATACCCACGTAGTTGTCGCCGCCCAGTAGCCAAAGTGCCTGTTGCTTCTGTATGTACAGCCGTTACGTTTGCCATTTTAAGCTCCTTAAAAGGAAGGGGCCGAAGCCCCTATCCTTACTTACTATTAGTTGATGTCTGTCAACAATGCAAAGACACGCACAACAGCAGCGGCTGGTACAGCAGTACCAAGCGTGATGTCGATAGTATCAGCAGCAGCGTACACCTTGCCACCACTCAAGGTAGGAGCAAATGCACCAGACGACAACACAGGAACACCACCGGAAGTACCAGTTGCGTTTGCTGAAGTAGCAGCCAAGTAACCAGCAGCGGCAGAGCCGTCACCGATAGAGATGGTGCTAGTCACGCCAGCCGCAGTGGTAACCACCATACCCACGTTAGACACAATAGTGCCAGCGGGGATAGGGATAATTTCCATTACGTCAGAAGCAGCCAGTGCAGTTGCACCAGCAGCAAGACGTGCAGCAATGATTGCCGGGAAGTTAAGAACCATTTCCACGCGAACAGTCTTGTTAAGAGAGTCCGCAGGATAAGCAGCCGAGCCTTTATTAAAGCCCAGAGAGTCAGTGTATGTAGCCATTTTAAATCTCCAAAAAAGTTAAGAGCGGGAGGCCGAAGCCCCCCAGTTGGTTAGGCCAAAGTAACGATACCCTGAGCCAATGCCTCAGGTTTCACCACTTGGTAGCCATAAACTTGCAAGCCACGAATGACGTTACCGAAAGTAGACTCTGCACGCAAAGACTCCATCTCAGTCATCT